CAAGGTATGGGTGGTGAGGGTAAGCCACTAGATAATTGTATGGACAGTAGTGGTACTGAGTCAGACAAGAATAGACAACAAGCTAAGTGGAAAGTTAGAGTGGCTCAGTCAGCCCAATCAGCTAAGATGATGGGCAAGATGTCAGCCGGACTTGAACGACTAGTAGATGACATGCTTAAACCTAGAGTGGATTGGCGTGATGTCTTACACAGATTTGTTGTCAAGGCTAGGACTGATGATAGAACATTCTCTAGAGCTAACAGAAGATTCTTACCACAAGGATTGTACTTACCGAGTGTATCAGGTGAGGCTATGGGTGAGCTAGTGTTTGCAGTGGATTGCTCAGGCTCTATCAGTCAAGATGAGATAAACCAATTCGCTAGTGAGATTACTACTGTATGGCAAGACCAATGCCCAACAAGTATTCATGTGATATATTTTGATAGCGATGTATGTCACTATGACAAGTTCGAGAGAGGAAATGATGAGCCTGTTATCAAGCCACATGGTGGTGGTGGTACAGCATTCAGCCCTGTCTTTAACTTCATGAGTAAGAATGGTATCGAGCCTGTTGCTTGTATATTTCTTACTGACCTCTACTGTGATGACTTTGGCACAGAGCCACAATGTCCTGTGCTATGGGTATCTACTGTGAGGAATGATACGAGTGTGCCTTTTGGCGAGGTAGTCAAAATGCACGATGAAAAATAACTATAACCAAGGAGTAAATAATGGCTACAGTTAGAATGAGTGGTGTCCTCAAACAAGACATCTTAAGAAACTTATCACAATCCTATGACCATAGACTTGTAGATTGGGATAGAAATAATCCAAGACCTGAAGATTGGGGTAGTAGAATATACGATACTCTAGTACCACAGGACTTGAAAGATAAACTAAAAGCAATACCTGATAGATGGCTTGAGACAACGAGTACAATCAAGCTTAATGGATTTAAAGATGTTGCTGATGATAGCTTACTTAAATTACCTAGAGAGCTTACAAGTAGTTGCTATAGTGATGAGCCTCATTACATGGGGGTAACTCTTAGTGCGTCTCGTCTTGAGTGGGAGTTACCTCAACGTGAGCCTGTGCCTGTAGATAAAAGGGATAGTGTGCTTTCGTATGAACATGTGATTAGTGCTGAAGACAGTAGGTTTGAGTGGCTTAGGGTTGAGTATGCTAAGTGGATTCAACCACTACAAGAGTTATTAGCTGAGAGGAGAAAGATGATAGACAATGTGAAAGCGTTACTTGATTCTCATAAGACACTAGCCCCAATGCTTAAGAAGTGGGATGGGTTATGGGGACTTCTACCTGAAGAGGCTAAGGACAGACACAAACAAGTTGTGGAGAGAAATGTTAGCTCTACTGAGGATAAGACTGATGGCATTGACTTCAATGAAGTTACATCTCATCTAACAATGAACAAACTAATGGAGAAATAATATGGGTATATATCATGATACTAGTTATGACTACAACAAGGGTGAGCTACATAATAAATATACTAGCTCTGATGACTACTACAAAAATAATACATGTAGATATCACAGCATGAGTTGGGATAGTCTAAACGATGTAATGAATACATGTAGGAACAAGGCTAAGGGTAAGCCTATCAGTTCATGGGGTAGACTTAAACAAGATGACAATGGTGATATCTATTTAGGTGATGCTTGGAACGTAGATAGTAGGTATTGGACTGTATCTAAAGACAATATAGTTACACTTCACCTAAACTCTAACAATACAGGTGGACAGACTGTTGTATCATCAATGTCGAATTGGTTTCCTGTAGGGCTTTACAGACAAGGTACTGGTGATTACAGAGTAGTATTTGGTTGGGACTATTACAAACATGTAAAAGATTTTACAGACAAATCAGATAAGATTGAGTGGACTGAGAGATTTAAACTAACAGATGATGAACAAAAGTTCTTCTCTAGTTCACCATATGTATTTGATGGGTTGCAATATGATCTAAATAATCATTGCTTTATCAATGCTAAACCTATGGAGAAATCTGTAGAGTATCCTGAGAAACGAAAACAATGGAGAGCATTACTAACTAAACATAAACGAGTACTAAAATCTATGATTAGTATTGGTATGTTTAACAAATTCAAAGAAGACTTAGACAAACTACCAAATGAAGTTACAAGTACATACAGGTGGTATAACCTACCTTGGAATAGAGTTGATTTCGTAGAGTATGTATTATCACAGATGGCAAAAGATGAGATACCCGAAGTGCTACTTAGAATGTATGCGTTTCATTTCGCAAATAGGAATGACACAATAACTACAGGGCAAGTGGATAATTTCTTTTCTGAGTATGGGTTTTCATTTAAACAATACTTGGGTGTATTCAAATCACTTGGGTACAAACACCAACACGTTGGGAAGAAATATTATAACTTAGAAGACTTGGCGAGTAACCCTAATGAGCAGTCATTAGAATCTATAATTAAATTATTTACAATATAGGAGAAAGATAATGAGTGAGAAAGATATAGATAAAGTAAACATAGCAGTATGTGATTGTACTAATGGAGAGGTAACTCTCTATTGGAAAGTGCAATTAGCACTAGGTACAGAGGAAGAGTGGGTAGCTGAAAGACACAACATAAGTAATTGTTCTTGGGCTACATTTAAATCAGTTAGAGAGGTAATACTATGAGTGAAGATGTAAAACTAAAAGACTTAGATAAAGCTAGGCTACTTCAGATGTGTATAGGTAGAAGACTATTAATGGATAAGGTTAAAATATGGCTGAGGGCTGAGATATCAGACAATCAAGATGTAGTTGACGCTAAGGATAACAACGAGGAAGAAGTAACTAGTGATGGTACTGATGATATTATCTATGGCAGACATGAATGTGCAACGTGTTTGTATGAACAGATATTAGAATGGGAGAAGAAGATATGACAATAGTCGTATGGGATGGTGAAACACTAGCTACTGATATGCAAGCTAATGATGGCATGCAGAAGTGGAAGTCAGAGAAAGCTTGGTATATAGGTAAAGACTTTGATGAAGTTCAGATTGTATCTGGTGTTGGTATACTACAAGATATAATAAGACTTCGTGAATGGTATAAGAAGGGGAGTTCCGAAGACAAATTTCCTATAGCATTTGGATCTCATAGGGTTACACCCACAGCAAAACTTATTGTGGTGACTGAGCCTGAGGGTTTGTTGCTATACGATGGTATACCACACCCAATTGAATATGGATTTAAACCATGTGCATTTGGAGAGGGTAAAGATTTTGCCCTAGGTGCGTTATCTATGGGTGCTACATCTGCTCAAGCAGTTAACGTAGCTAATGAACATTCTTTACATTGTGGTAAAGGTGTTACAGAATTGACACTAAAAGTTAAAAAGCATTAGGAGGGTAAACAATGCCAAAATATAAGACAACAGGTTGGGTTAAAGTTAGAGATAAACTTTCTTGTTCAGCAGATGAATTGTTAGAAAGTATTATGGAGGCTACATCTGACATGGGTATATCAATATATAATGATGAAGACAAAGCAGAAGAAGATGGTGTAGACTTACACATAGTTATAGATAGGGAGGAGTAAATGAATATAAAAAGTAATGATATGGTCGCAAAGCCACAGCACTATGCAAGGTATAAGATTGAGCCAATAACATTTATTGTTGAGAACGAGATACCTTATTGTGAATCAAACGTAATCAAGTATGTCTGTAGGTGGCAACACAAACACCCTACAAAACAAGGACAGATTGAAGACTTAAAAAAGGCTAGACAGTATTTAGATATATTAATTAAGAAAGCAGAACAGGGGTAACATGGATATAGCAACGATTGATTTCGAAACCTATTACGATAGGGACTACTCTCTATCTAAAATGACTACTGAATCTTACATCAGAGACAAAAGGTTTCAGGTCATAGGCGTAGCAGTCAAGATAAACAATGGTAAGACCGAATGGTATAGTGGAGATGATGTCGGTAAATTTCTTCACTCACTCATACTATCAGACAAATACCTACTAGCACACCATTCGGCTTTCGATGGTGCTATCTTATCATGGCACTATAATATAAAGCCTAAGTTTTGGTTTGACACTATGTCTATGGCTAGACCATTACACAACATGACAATAGGTTGCTCATTAAATGCACTGTCATCTTGTTACAAGCTAGGACAAAAAGGAACTGAGGTCATTAATGCATTAGGAAAAAGATTAGAGGACTTTACTTCGGAAGAACTAAAGCAGTATGCAAACTACTGTATTAATGATGTTGAACTTACATATAAATTGTTTAAGGTTTTAGTTAAGGGGTATCCGCAATCAGAACTTAAGGTTATAGACCAAACAATTAGAATGTATACCGAGCCTGAGATTGAATTAGATGTTGACTTACTTGGTGATCACCTAACAACTATAAAGACAAACAAACAGAAACTTGTTGACACGCTAGCGACTAAGTCTTCTGGATCTGATGTGAAGAAAGTACTCATGTCAAACGTTATGTTTGCTGAGCTTTTGAGAAAGGTCGGAGTCGAGCCACCGACAAAAGTATCTATAAGAACAGGCGAGCCGACTTTCGCTTTTGCCAAAACCGATAAAGAATTTACAAAGCTTGCTGAACACCCCAAGCAAATCGTACAACAACTTGTATCAGCGAGGTTAGGTGTTAAGTCTACTATAGAAGAAACACGAACAGAGAACTTAATAAAGGTTAGTGGGAGAGGTAAGTTACCAATCATGCTTAATTATTATGGAGCACACACAGGTCGATTTAGTGGTGGAGATAAGATGAATCTACAGAACTTACCTAGAAATGGAGTGCTGAGAAAATCATTGACAGTACCACAGGGCAAGATGTTGGTGGCTTGTGACTCATCGCAGATTGAGGCTCGTGTCGTTGCATATATAAGTGGGCAGACAGATTTAGTCGAGGCTTTCAGGCAGGGCAGAGATGTATATAGTGAATTTGCTAGTGAAGTTTATGGTAGAAAGATTACCAAACAGGACAAGCTAGAACGATTTGTAGGTAAGACATGCATACTAGGACTAGGGTATGGTATGGGTGCAGAGAAATTTAAGAACACCTTATCATTAGGACAAGGTGGTATGTCAGTAGACATTGACATCAATGAGGCAAAAAGAATTGTTAACTTATATAGACAGAAAAACCATAAGATAGTTTCTCTTTGGGGTGTATGTGATTATGCTTTGAGGGGGATACTACATAACAGGGAAGACTCTATATTAGATAACATGTTGGCATATGATTCCAAAGGGATTGTATTACCAAATGGACTTCGTATCAGATACCCTATGCTACGAAGAACTAGAGATGGGTTTGAGTACATATCTAATGCAAGAACTTATAGGAAGTTAAAGACTACAGGTAAGATTGAGGATAAGGAATGGACTAAAATCTATGGAGGGAAAGTAACAGAGAACATCGTGCAAGCTCTTGCAAGAATAGTTATATCAGAACAAATGATAGAACTCAGTAAGTATTATAAAGTTTTATTCCAAGTACATGATGAACTAATTTTGATCACAGATGCAGAAAAAGTATCTGAGACACGAGAACACGTTGAGACAATCATGTCAATGCCACCGTGCTGGGGTAAGGATTTACCTGTAGCTTGTGAAAGTGGGGTTGGCTATAACTATGGAGAATGTAAATGACAGACATAATAGGAACAGATGGAAAAGAAATTAAATCTGAAAGTGAAATGAAGAAAGATAAAGTACTTAAAGTACTTGAGGAAACACTACTAGTTGCGAAAGAAAGTAAAGAAGTTGAACAAGTATTCGTACTAGTAAAAATAAAAGGTGTCTATGTAAGACACTCTACACAGATAGATGACGTACCTAGTGAACTAGGTAGGATAGATATGCTTAAAAATGATATACTAACTAGAGCAAACTCGAGGGCTCAAACTGAATGACAAAAGAATTAACTCATAGCTATTCATCAATCAAGATGTACGAGCAGTGCCCAAAGAGGTACATGCACCAACGTATAAATAAAGATGTTGTAGATAAAGGTAGTGACGCTACTATCTATGGAGAGAGAGTACATAAGCAGTTGGAAGACAGGCTAAGTATCGGTACCCCACTACCTAAAGAGTCAATTAAACATGAACAAGTTTGCAAAACAATCGAATCACTTACCAAAAAGGCAGACCTTTACCTTGAACAGAAGCTGTGCTTGAATGCTAATCTTACACCAACAGGTTGGTACGAGAGTGACGCATGGCTGAGATCCATCCTTGATGTGTTAATCATAAAAGATAACAAGGCTATCGTAATGGATTGGAAGACAGGTAAAAGAAACCCTGACTTTACCCAACTAGAACTTTTTTCACTACAGGTATTTAAACACTACCCTAAGATAGAAGAAGTTAGAACAAGTTTCATATGGTTAAAGGAAGGTAAGACAGACTCAGAAACTTTCACACTAAAGGATACTAAGGTTATGTGGGCAGACTTACTATCTAGAATTGAAAGAATCAATCAATCATATAAGTCAGGTAAGTTTCCAGCTAGACCTAGTGGCTTATGTAGATATTGCCCAGCTCAAAAATTATGTGAGTATGCCCGTATCTAATACTTGACATACGTGTAAATCTATATATTATTATGAGTAATACACCTGAGGGTAAGATAAAAAAGAAACTTGACACTATGTTAAAGTCTCTGGATGTGTGGTTTTATAGCCCACAATCAGGCATATATGGTAAGTCAGGGATACCTGATCGAATCGCTGTAGCAAATGGTAGATTCATAGGTATTGAGTGTAAGGCAAATAAAAGTAGGAAACCTACAGCCTTACAAGTTAGGTGTATGAAAGATATTGAGAGAGCTAATGGTAAATGTTTCGTAGTTTATGATGACGATACCATTAATGAAGTGAAAGATTATATAGAGAACGTAGCATATGATAGTAGTAGAACAGGCAAAGGCACTAGCACTTAAACCTAAATACCCAAACAGAATTTTGGAGACTGTTCCAGAATCCAGACCAATGACGTACAACAACCATGAACTTGTTGTCACACCGCATACCATAGAGTCGGTTCAAATTTTGAGACAAGTCGGACTGAAAGCACCAAGTCCTATTTTATATTATTATGATTGGTCAGGAGAATTTACACCTTACCACCATCAGAAAATGACATCAGCATTTTTAACTATACATCACAAGGCGTTGGTACTGAATGAAATTGGTACAGGTAAAACTCAATCAGCTCTATGGGCAGCCGACTACCTGATGGGACTAGGTAAAATCCGTAAGGTTTTAATTATCTCACCTTTGTCAACTTTAGAAAGGGTATGGGGTGATGGTATATTTAAAAGCTTTCCACATAGGCAAGCAGTTACTTTACATGGTACTAGTGCTAAGAGAAAGCAACTTCTTAAAACTGATTCTGATTTCTATATTATAAACCACGATGGTTTTGGAATAATCTCAGAAGACATACATGGTATGTTTGATTTAATTATAGTGGATGAGGCAGCCGTATTGAGGAACCCATCTACTAATAGGTTTAAATTATTCCGTAAGTTTATGGAGAAGAATAAAAGCACTAGGCTTTGGTTGATGACAGGTACACCTACACCAAACGATCCAACTGACGCTTGGGCTTTAGCTAAACTTGTTGACAGTCCTTATAACACTAAGACATATACAGCGTTCAAGGAATCAGTAATGATTAAAGTAAGTCAGTGGAAGTGGGTACCAAGAGTAGAATCTGTAGACATAGTAAAACAAGTACTACACCCTGCAGTTAGGTATACAAGGGATGAGTGTTTTGATTTACCTGAGACAGTATTCCAAACACGTAAAGTCGAACTAACACCTGACCAAAAGAAACACCACGACAAGATGTTAAAGAACTTTGTAACTGAACTAGAAGAAGAAGGTACAATCACAGCAGTCAACGAGGCAGTTAAACTACAGAAACTTGTACAAATAAGTTGTGGTGTTGTTTACGGAGACGATGGTGATCACATTGAGGTAGATTGTACACCAAGAGTTAATGTAGTTAAGGAAGTAATAGAACAAGTCGATGGCAAAGTAATAGTTTTTGTACCACTTACTGGTACATTAAATATGTTAGAGAGGATTCTCTCAAAACAGTGGAGTGTTGGAGTAGTTAATGGAGCAGTTTCATCTAAGAAAAGAAATGAAATATTCTATAACTTTCAACATAAAAAAGATCCCCACATTCTTATAGCTCACCCAGCCACTATGGCACATGGGCTCACACTTACAGCAGCAAGTACTGTTATATGGTATGGACCTGTGACTAGTAATGAGCAATACATTCAGGCTAATGGAAGAATAGAAAGGATAGGTAAAAAGCATGTATCAAACATTGTACATATTGAGGCAACTGAGCTTGAGTATAAGATGTATGAGAGGCTTAAGAGTAAACAGAAACTACAAGGTATATTGTTAGATTTAATTAAAAAGGAGAGGTCATAATGTTAACTGTAAATAAAGTTATTGAGGCATACCTTAAACTTAGAAGTCAGAAGGAAGTTATAGAGTCCGAGGCACAAGAAAAAGTTAAAGGTATAAAAGAACAAATGGCCAAGCTAGAGGCTTGGATTAAGAATAGGGCTGATGAAGAAGGTGTTGATTCCTTTAAAACAGCTAGAGGTACAGCATTCTTAACTACTACTGACTTTGCTCAAGTAGCAGATTGGGATGCAGTCCTTGAATTTATAAAAGATAATGAGGCTTATGATTTACTAGAGAAAAGAGTTAGTAAAACAGCAGTCCGTGGATACATTGAAGAAGATAAAGTAGTACCATCAGGTATTAACTATGGAACTCGTATCAATGTTAATGTAAGAAAACCAGCAAATAAAGCGGAAGACAATGAGTAGGTCAAAGCTTTCTATAAAGAATTCAACTTTTTCCATAATCACTGATGGGGAATGCGACAGTCTATCTGATACAAGTTTAGAAGTGGTGTTCGTTGGGGCTAACCCAAACCTATCTAAGATATGGTATGAAAGTGAATGGTCAGGTGATAGAGATTCTAATACACCTGATTGTTTTTCCCTTGATGGTAAGACACCTAGTAGTAGTAGTGTGTCACCTCAGAACGATATCTGTGCATTATGTCCACGTAATGCATGGGGTTCTAAGATAACACCTCAAGGATACAAGATTAAAGATTGCTCTGATATAAAAAGAGTAGCCGTTATTCTTGTAGATAAACCAAGGCGTGGTGTGTGTCTGTTAAATATAACACCATCATCACTTAAGAACTTAAATGCATATCACAAAACACTATCAATGAGGGGCATTGCTCCTGAGATAGCTAAGACTGTACTATCATTTGATGAGAGTGTTGACTACCCTAGATTGAAATTTAACTTCGGTGGTTTCTTATCAGAAGATGTTCAGAAATATGTTGATACGTTCATAGGATCTGATGATGTGAAGTATGTCACAGGAGAACTTACTATGCCTAGTGGACAATCAGCTACCGCAGAGGACTTTGGTTTCTCTGTTGAGGTAGGTTATATAACTAACAAAGAGGAAAAATAAATGGCTAATAAAACATTTACAACCCCAGTGGGTGTCGCAAACTACCCTTATATAAGTAAACCCGACACTCAATTTGATGCAGAAGGAGTCTACAAAGTTACTCTTGCTGTACCTGAAGACGAGGCTAAACCTGTAATTGAATTAATCAATGCTGAGTTACTAGCTGGTGTTAAAGCACTTAAAGAGTCAAAACCTAAGACTAAATTTAAGAGTGCTCCACTACCATACGCTAAAGAGTTAGATGATGACGGCAATGAAACAGGTAATGTCTTAATTAAATTTAAATCTAAAGCAGCATACAAACCATCTGTCTTTGATGCAAAGAATAACCCTATGATTAACCATAATATATGGGGTGGTTCTGAGATTAAAGTTAATGGAGCTATTGCTTTCTACAGCTCACCATCTATTGGTCAAGGTGTTACTCTAAGACTTAGAGCAGTACAAGTTATCCAATACGTTGAAGGATCTGATGGGGCAAGCAAATTTAACTTTGAAGAAGAAGATGGATATGTAACAACTAGCTCTTCCGAAGAAGGGTTTGAGGCACCAGAACAAGTTGACGTAAGTGTGAACGTTCCTGCAGCCCAGGCGGAGGAAAGCAAACCTGTTGCTAAACCTAAACCAGTTGCTAAACCAGTCCCAATAGAAGAGCCTGAAGATATACCAGTAGCGTCATCAGATGATGACCTAGCTGCTGAGATAGCTAAGCTTGTTGGGGAATAATAAATGAGTAAGCTACCTCTAGACTTTAAGAAAGTTGAGGCTTTAAGAAAGCATATGTTACTTACTACTAGTAATATGGCTACACTCCTAGAGGTATCTCGTATGACTTACTACGGATGGGTTAAAGGTAAGCCTGTCCGTAGAAAGAATGATGAGAGAGTACGAGATATGCTAAGGAAACTACTGTCTATAATGGAAGATGGGTGGCCTATGCCTGAAATCATAGCATTAGAACAGAAGTTTAGGTTCGAGAGGCTCCTTGAGGTTTTAGAGAAAAAGGAATAGTATAACAAATGGTGGCTAGTTACGTCTAAAATCCCCAGTCGTTAACCAGCGGGATCTAGTCACCATAACATTAAGGTAAAGCAAATATGAATATGTTGGAATTTCTCCAGCAAGTTTTACCAGACGAAGGATTTTATGTAACCACTGTAATTAACCCTGATGGGAGAAGGCAGGGATTCTTTAAGTCTGTGGAAGAACTTGCAAAGGTATGTGAAAGATTAGATAAAACAAATAATAATACTTACTTTGCTATATCAGCATTCAAACAAAAGGGTAACAGGAAACAAGATAATGTAAGGGCTACCAAAGTCGTAGCTATAGATATAGATTGTGGTGGTAACAAACCATACCCATCATGGAAAGAAGGCTTAGTAGAATTAGGTAGGTTTGTATCAGAATTAAAATTACCAAAACCTATGATAGTACATTCAGGTAATGGACTACATGTGTATTGGATATTAGATGAAGAACTACCACCCGAGCAGTGGAAACCTCTAGCTGAGGCAATGAAACAAGCTGCGATACAAAAAGAATTTAAGATAGACGCTGGTCTTACAGCAAATAGTGCATTGGTATTAAGACCTGTGGGCACTCACAATCCAAAGAATGGTAATGAAGTTAAAGTATTAGTAGAGTCTGAGCCAACAAGTGTTGAAACTCTAACTAAATGTTTGTCGTATTACTATTACCCGGCAGCCGCAAACGAAAGTCAGACACAGGACAACTCGTTGTTAGATAACTTGGCTACTAAAAATGAGTACCAACCAGCAGTGGGTTCTATTGTAGCTAAGAAATGTAAGCAGATAGAGTGGGCTATAGACAATCAGGATAAGGTAGATGAGCCTCTTTGGTATGGCTTGATAGGGGTAGCAGCTTTTTGCCAAGACCCTGAAACAACAGCTATAGAGTGGTCTAAAGGGCATTCAGGATATAGCGAGAGGTCTACATTACAGAAGTTAAACCAATGGAAAGAGTCCGCATCAGGTCCAACTACATGTAGTAAGTTTGAATCTAGTAGGCCTACAGGGTGTAAAGGGTGTAAGTATAGGGGTAAGATAGGCTCACCAGCTAGACTTGGTGTGCAATACCAAGAGTCTCCTATAATAAACGAGGCTCCTGATAAGGTAGCTAATTCTGTACCTATGCCTAAACCATTTAAAAGAACTAAAGATGGTATCAAAGTAACAATTGATGATACCGATATTGATATATGTAAGTTTGATATATACCCAGTGGGGTATGGGTTTGATGAGTCATTAGGGTATGAAACAGTTAGGTTTCATTGGAACAGACCACATATGGGGTGGCAAGAACTATGTCTAAGACAAGCACATTTAACTGATGGTAACAGGGAATTCCCTACTGCCATAGCAGATCAAGGTATTGTACTTTACAATAAGAAACAAACGGAGTATTTTCAACTTATGCTAAGAACTTACATGGAAGAGTTAAAACAGATTAGAACTATGACTAACCTTTACGCAACTATGGGTTGGAAAGAAGATAATACATCTTTCTTATTAGGTAATACATTAATTAAACGTAAACCTGATGGCTCTGTAATAGAGGAAAACATAAGTCTAGCATCTGTAATACAAAGACAAGGTGGAGATTTATATGGTACTAAAGGCTCTTTAGAACAATGGGTAAACCTCACATCAATTATGGAGAAAGCACATTTAAAATCTCACATGTTTGCATTAGGTGTAGGATTCTCAGCCCCACTATATAATTTTACAGGGTTAAAAGGATTGACAATATCTTTGTATGGACCAACAGGTGGTGGTAAAACACTAGCACAATATTGGGCACAGTCTATATATGGTGATCCTGAGAAGTTACACTTTGCTGCTAAGTATACTCAGATGGCTTTGTTCTCACGTCTCGGTACGTATGGTAACTTACCATTAACAATAGATGAAGTAACCATGATGAGTGATAAAGAGGTAGGAGACTTTTGTTATTGGGTATCACAAGGGCGTGATAAAGCAAGACTTAATAGGAATGCTGAAGAAAGAGATGCTAAGAAGTGGGCAACACCAGTACTAGTATCTACCAACAAATCTCTACAAAGTAAACTTATAGCATCTGGTCTTGATACTGATGCACAGATGGCAAGGTTACTAGAACTTACTGTACCACAGGCTGATGTATTTATAAGAAACAGTGACGTTGGTAAGAAGATTTATCAAGCTATACATACTAACTATGGTTATGCTGGTAAACAATTTATAAAGAATTTAGTAGAGATGGGGCAAGAAGGTATACAGTCAGCTATAGCTGAGGCATCAGATAATTTTAATAAAAAATATAGATGTAGTTTTGGCGGTCAAGAAAGGTATTGGGAGCAATCTATTATCCTTGCTGACTTATCTATGAGCCTTGCAAAAGATTGGGGCTTAATAGAATACGATTATGAACAGTCTACTGAGTGGGTGTTAGCACAGATAGGTGCAATACGTAGGTCAGTACAAGAGAATCAAGTAGATGCATTTGATCTTGTTGCAGAGTACATGGCAGATGCAGCAGATACATCAGTTACAATCATGCATACAACAGGGCAGAAAGCACAACCTGATTTCTCTAGAATACCAAGAGGTGATATAAGAATAAGGCTTGATGTATTTAGAAGGTCAGCAGCAGATGCATTTGATAAAGGAACTATGATGATTGATAGGACTCACTTTAGAAAATGGTTATCTATACGTGGTGCTGACTATAAGACATTCAAACAAGAACTTATTGCAGAGAATGCTATTGCTACACCTAAGTCAGAGAAAGCGTCACTAGGTAAAGATACTCCTGTGAAACTAGCACAGACTTATGTAATAGGATTTAATTTAACACACCCAAGATTCCAGAGTTTACTTGACAATGCAGATGTAGAGGCGGATGATTTATCATATGGTCAACTACAAGCATTAAATAATGAATAATGAAATAATTCTTATAGGTTTTATCCTGTCACTGGTACTATTATTTCCACACAGGATAAAAACTTTCTTCTTAAAACCCACACTTTCTATAGTGGAATTCATTTTAGTTGTACTTATTTTACTTTACATAACAAGTATTTAGTGTTAAGTATTAAGTATTATGTGTAACAACATACCATATACTGCTAAAGAGATGGAGTTTATTCATGCCATCTTTATCATCGATCCTAATGCAAAATTTAAAGTTGTATCTAGGTTAGAGACTAGAGATGACTACAAATATGGAGCTATAGAGTGGGAAGATGGGTATATGCCTATACCATATGAACATGTAGCTGAAGTTATAAATGA